AAAAAGAATACAAACAAGAAAGACCCTGACTGGACAGTAGGTTTTAAGCTAGGTTATTGTGAAGGATGCTACTACATAGCTGATATCATTAAAGTTCAAAAGAGTCCTGGTGAAGTTGAGAAGTTAATATATGAAACAGCTCTTCATGATAGTTTCTCATGTGCTATTAGAATGGAAGAAGAAGGTGGCTCTTCAGGTATTGCTAATACTGAGCGTTATTCAAAGACAATACTACAAGGCTTTGACTTTGTAGGTGTAAAATCAGTAGTCAGTAAAATCGAAAGGGCACGTCCAGTTGCGGCAGCCAGTGAAGTAGGCAACGTATTCATTAGTAATAGATGTAGGAACCTAGTAGATTTCTATGCACAACTAGAAGCATTTCCTAATGGAGCAAATGATGATATGGTCGATGGCTTTTCAGGTGCATTTAATTATTTTAAGCCTAGCTTAATATATTCTGCACCACCTAAGCGAATCATATTAAGAGATGATGAAGAAAAAGAAAACAGTTATGGAACAAGAAGACCAGTAACAGGTTCATATTGGCATAGACAAATGAAGTATTAAGGAGGTTACAATGCAAATTTTAGGTTACGATATTTCAAAAGCAAAGAAGCCAAAGCCTACACAAAATACAGTAGGTATTGTAGGTATGAAAACTGCTTCTGGTATAGTAGAAGAAGAATTTATAAGAAACCTACGTTGGCCAGATTGTGGCAAAATATATAGTGAGATGTCAAGCAACGATGCTATTATTGGTGCATGCTTATATCTAATCGAAACTATCGTTAGAGGTGCAACATGGAAAGTAGAAGCACAAAGCGACACAGGTGAAGAGATTGACATGAATAATAAAGATGAGAATGTAATATTTCTTGAATCTTGTATGCATGATATGGGCAAGCAGTCTTGGGACGATTTTATCTGTGAAGCAATGACTATGTTACCTTTCGGGTTTAGCTTCTTTGAAGTTACTTATAAGGTACGTAGAGGACCAGAAGAAAAAGATAGTAGATTTAGGTCTAAGTTTAGCGATGGCAAAGTAGGTTGGCAAGAACTATCACCAAGGTCACAAGCTACATTACAAGAATGGACATTTGATACTGCTACAGGTAAAGCAATAGAGTTTATACAAGATACTGAAGAGAATGGAACAGTAGCTATTCCTCTAGAAGGCAATTTACTGCTAAGAACAAAGAGTTCAAGAGACAATCCAGAAGGCTGGTCAATATTACGTAGAGCATACAGGTCTTGGTACTTTAAGAGATATATTGAGGAGCTTGAAGGTGTTGGTATTGAGCGTAGCTTAGCTGGTATGCCTCTATTACAGCCTGCAGAAAATGTTCCACTGTTTGATAAAGATAATAAGCAAATGGTTGAGCTATTTAGATGGTCACAAGACTTAGTAGATGGCTTAAGGCAAGATAGTAATCATGGTGTTATTATACCGTTTGGATGGACACTTAAATTAATAGGTCCAGAAGGTACGAGTAATCTAAATGTAGATACCACTATTCGTAGACATGAAGCTAGAATGGCAATGGCCCTACTTGCTGATGTCGTTTTATTAGGTGGTGACCGTACAGGTTCATTTGCATTAGCTGAAGTTAAACAAAGCTTATTAATATCATCATTGAAGGCAATAGTTAATGGAATCTGTAATTCATTGAATACACAGATAGTACCAATACTGTTTCAAATGAATAGTATGCCTCTTGAAAATCTACCAAAGATAGTTGCAGTAGATTTAGAAGAACCAGACATAAAAGAAGTTGCATTATTATTACGTTCTGCTGGCTTTGATGTTACTAAGAATAAAGATATATTTAACTTTATTATGAAGCTTATAAATGCACCAGAACTTGATGATGCTGCTTTAGCTTTATTATCAGAGGCTGGTAAAGAGGAGAATAAACCAGGTGAACCTGGTGATGAGGGTGAATTACCAGATACAGTGGATAATGATGCAAAACAAAGTGATTTAGACTATATGTAGGAGGAATGTATGGAAAAAATATTCTTTACAAAAAGTGTAGACATCATACCTCAAAGAAGAGGCGTTTACAAAGATGCAGTACAAGACATTACTGGTTTTAGTCTACTAGTTTCTAAGTCTAATACAAAACCTAAAAGAGGTCGTAGGTGGGGAGATGATGAAGAGTATGATAAAGTAATGCGTAACTTCGGACAAACTCCAGGGCCTGAAGGTGAATATGTAGAACAGCAATTAGTATTTGGCTGGGCGAATATAGCACTACAAGAGGATGGTACGCCACCTATTGACTGGCAAGGAGATGTTATTGACCCAGAAGTATTGGAATCAGCAGCATACAACTTTGTCCTGCAACATGGTGTAGCTAATCAATCACACGAATGGGGAACAGACTGTGGATGGTTAGTAGAGAGTGTAATGTTTACAAAAGAAAAGATGCTTGCACTAGGTATACCAGAAGGTACAGTTCCTGAAGGTTGGTTTGTTGGATTCTACATACCAGACCCAGTAGTTTATCAAAAAGTCAAAGATGGCGAATTCAAAATGTTTTCGATTGAAGGATATGCCCGTAGAGTACCAATGGCTGAAACAGACTAAATAAATAAATTTCAAAGGGAAGCTGTAAGCTGGTACTAAAGATATACGAAAAACGTATAATATAATGTAAGGAGGAATGAAGATGCCTGCTTTAGACGAAACTAAGCAAATGTGCCACTATTTAATCAATTTAGATATTGATAAAGTTGCACTATGCGGTGAAGGCGCGAACTCTCGTGCTGATATATTATTAACTAAACGGAAGGAGAATACGAAAATGGCTAAAACATTTGAAGAGCTATTGACCGCTCTTAAACCTGAAGATGTTGAGTTAGTTAAAAGTCATATAACTGCTACAACTAAGGAAAAAGACGACACAATAGTTGCATTAAATGACACAATTGAAAAAGCAAAAAAAGTACCACCAGTTGCTCCTGTAGTAACTGCAAAAGAGGATGATGTATTTAAAGGTGCATCCCCAGAAATGGTTCAATATGTTAAATCATTACAAGAATCAGTTAATACACTTGTTTCTGCTCAAGCTGATACGCTAGCTAAAGCTAGATTTGAGAAAGTAAAAGCTATTCCTGTTGATGAAGCACAATTGAAAGACATTTTGAAAACAGCTTCACCTGCAGTATATGCAGTGCTTGAAAAAGCTGCAACAGCAATTGAAGCAAAAGTATTAACTGTAAAAGGTAAAGAAGTTCCTGGAGCAGAGTTTACAGGTGCTGACTCAGCATATGATGCACTTGAGAAATCTGCAAAGACTATTCAAGGAATTAACAAGTCATTGTCTTTTGAACAAGCATTCACACAAGCATGTAATGATAGTCCAGAGACATATGCAAAATACGTTAAGGAGGCTCAATAATTATGGCAAATAACACAGCTTATCAAATGATCGTTTCCAGAATGCCAGTCATTGCTGGAGCTGCTCTTGCTCAGTATGATGCAGTTGAGCTAAACACAGCTGGCAAAGCAGTTAAAGCTGCTGGCGCAGGACAATTTGTTGGCATAATTGAATATGGTGCAGATGCTGCAGATAATATGGCTACTGCTGTTAAAGGTGCATTTCCAGGTGTTGCTGCTGAAGTAATAACTGCAGGTGCAAAAGTAACAGTAGGTACAGGTGAAACAGCAGGTAAATTTGTTGTTGCTGACACAGCTGGCAATGTAGTTTATGGAACTGCTTTAACAGCAGCTGATGCAATAGGTGATACATTCACAGTTTTAATGAATGATGTTGCTATGGTTATTCCTATAATCTAAATAACTTAAAAGGAGGAAATATAGATGCCTGAATTAACTAATCTTGGTCATATTGACCGAGTGTTATCCAATATATCTGTTGCATATCAGCAATCACCAAATGCTTTTATAGCAGATAAAGTATTCCCAGTAATTCCAGTTACTAAACAGTCTGATATTTACTATACATATAGTAAAGATGATTTCTTCAGAGATGAAGTAAAAGAAAGAGCACGTGGTGCTGAGTCTGCTGGAGGTCAATGGAACATTACAACTGCTGACCCGTATCACTGCAAAAAGTTTGCTTTCCACTATGATGTATCGCCTGAAGAAAGAGTAAACTACGATGCACCATTAAATGTAGATAGAGATACTACTGAATGGTTAGCTGAAAAAATGCTGTTAAAGAGAGAAGTTGATTTTGCTAATAAATTCTTTAAAGTAGGAATTTGGGGCAAAAATGTTGCTGGTGTTGCTTCTAACCCAGGAGCTAATCAGATACTTAAGTTCTCTGACCCATTATCAGACCCAGTTCAGATAATAAATGATAGCATGCTAGAAATGGCAGGCAGCACTGGTAAGAGACCAAACTTTATCATCATGGCTCCAGATGTATTCTATGCATTGAAAAATCATGATGCCATAATGGACAGAATTAAATACACACAAAAAGGTATCATAACCTTAGACTTGATCGCTGCTTTATTCGAAGTAGATAATATCTACATTCCATGGGCAATATTAAACTCTGGACCAACAACTCCAACATATGATACAGCAAAAGGTGTTACAGACTTTATATACAAGGGCAAAATGCTTGTTGGATATAAAGCAAGTAGACCATCACTTAAAGAAGCTTCTGCTGGCTATATCTTTGCTTGGACAGGTCTCGAAGGTTCAAATGCAATGACTGGTTCTAGAATGGTTAGAATTAAAATGGACCAATTAGGACTTGGTACAGAACGTCTTGAACATGAAATGGCATATGACCAGAAATTAATTTGTGCTGACATGGGACAATTCTATTCTAACTTAGTATAAGAGGTGCTTTTATGACGTACCTTGTAATACACCAATTTCACTCTATTGACAAAGTTCTTAAAAGAGGACAGATAGTAGATGAAAGTCAGTTAAGGTCTCCACGTCTACGAGTTTCAGAAGGTAAAGTTGTTCCTGTTGAAGAGGTAGTTACAGTTGAAGAAGATGAATTAAAAGAAATAGCAGTCTCCTCTATTCAAGAACCCGAGGGAACTTCTATCGATATGGTAGAAGCTCTCCCGGAACTTGATAAGAATATCATAGATAAACCATTATTCAAATTTACAATTTAGTAAAGGAGGTGCCTGATGTCATTTACTTATGCCGCACCTGGTGAATCTAGACGAGACACAATACGGTTTTTAATAGGTGACACTAATTCAGCAACACCTATCCTAACCGATGCAGAGCTTGATTGGATAATTACTGAGTATCCAACATCAGAAGTAAAGCAGTTGCAGATTGCCTTCAGACAGTGTGCAAATCACTTTAATAAAAAACCAGGAAAGCGTGGTTTAGGTCCTCAAACAGAGGATACTACTGGTAGGGCAAAGTACTACGCAGGCAGAGCAGATTATTATGATACACTATGCATTTACAATGGAGTTC